AAGATGTGAAAAGAAGGAGCCAAAGTTTTGTGATGAGGTTAAGTCGCATATGGTTGAGAAGATGAGAGAAAGTTTATCTCAGTTTGACGTTCACTATGACAATAAGAACGGAAGTCTGTATAAGTTTGCTGAGGACCATGGACTCAATGCTTGGGAGTTTGAGGTGATAAAAAGAGTGGTTAGATGCCGAAAGAAAGGAGAGTTTATATCTGATATTGAAAAGACTATTAGGGTGTTAAATATATATCTTGATGAACAGAAAGAAAATTATGTTGGCCAGGTTGAAAAGCTCAATAAATATTAATATATTTGTATTGTAGAGTCGAGGCTACAATGTAAAATACTAAACAAATACCCATTTGCTGAGTAAGGACCTCGACCCTGAAAGGCAGATGGGTTTTTTATTATGGAAATATGGGTTGATGTTGTAGGATTTGAATTTGGATATGAGATATCAAATTTTGGAAGATTAAAATCTAAAGATAGAATTGTAGATTATGGTTGGAAAAAAGCTGTTAGAAAACAGAAAATTTTAAAAACAAGGATTTGCCCTAAACTTGGTTATGAGTATACGGTATTATCTATAAATAAAAATAGAAAAACTGTAAAAATACATAGACTTGTTGCAGAAGCATTTATTGACAATGTATCTAATAAACCATTTGTAAATCATATTAACGGAATAAAAACAGACAACAAAGCATCAAATCTTGAGTGGGCAACTGCTTCTGAAAACACTAGACATGCATTTAAATATGGATTAAAGAAAAGCGCAAAAGGAGAGAATTCTCATTTATCAAAACTTAATATGATAATAATAAAAAAGATAAGAAATGAATATTTTAAAAATAAAATAAGTCAACAAAAATTAGCTATTAAATATGATATATCTAAAAGCCAAATCTATAGAATAGTTAACTATATAAACTGGAAGGATTAATTTAAATATTTAAAAAAATGAAAGCTTGGAATGATTTAAAGAAAGAAGTAAGTCTATATTGGACTGGCGATGCTGTTGATCCGGACAGCTATTGGTACATGGACCATGGCGTGAAGATAGAAAAGTTTAGAGATGGGCATTTCGAATTGAACAACGCTATGATTTCAGGTGATTTTTACAAGCCACTTACACCTGAGCAAGTTAGGGTGTTTGAAGAGAAAGGATGGCTGATGGGTTGTTATAGTGTTTGTATAGATACTTATTCAGTCAGACTTTTCAACGTGCATAAATTGTTGTTGATAAACCCTGAGAACGAGGAGCTTATTGTTCGTAAAAATAATATCGAAAAAAAGCTAATGAGATACCTTGAGTTAGCAGATAATTTAGTAATTTAGTAACCCTTAATTTTTAATTTTAATTCTATGTCACATTGGAGAACAATGTTTGCTGACGAGAAGTATCTCGGAGCATACAGTTTAGAGAAAGACGGCAAGTACGATGCCGTGATTGTTACAATCGAAAGTATTTATGTTGGCGACTTTCTGTCGCAAGGAGGAAAGGAGAAGCGTCCTTTCGCAAAGTTCAAGGAGTTTGAGAAGCCAATGGTTATCAACCGAACTAACTTTAAGAGACTAGAGAAATTCTTCCAGTCATTTGACCCTACATTGTATGCAGAAAAGCAGATTGTATTAGGTGTTGAGAATGTATCATCACCTGAGGGTATGGTCCCTGCATTGCGTTTCAGTACTAGGCCATTACCTGTAGCACAGAAGCCTGAGCTACCTGCTGCTGCGCTTGCTAAAGCTATTGAGTCCGTTAAGTCTGGCAAGAGATCTATAGAGGATATAGAGGCCAAGTACTCACTTACTGCTGATCAAAGAGAAGCTATCTTAAACGCGTAATTTTATGGAGTGGTTAATGTTTCGCGCATCAGCGTGTGCTCCGTTATTCACGGGTGAAGACGGATTGACTGACAAGCAACAAGAGGAGTTAGTATCTTTGTTAGAGAAAGATAAGAGGACTGCTATCCAGGAGCAAAAGATGTTAGATCTTATTGCCAAGAGAGACGCGGAGCCTGAACTACCAAAGGGAGCTAAGACTTACATTGAGAGTCTTGTAGATCAGTATGTATACAAGTACGAGGACTATATTGATAATAAGTATGTACGCAAGGGTATTGCTGTGGAAGACAGCGAAGATGAAGACATCAACAAGAGTGCTATTAAGATTGCCAATTCTTTGTTTTTTACTGAGTATAGCAAGTCTAGTTCTTATCTTAAGAAAGGTAAATTCCATGGTCATCCGGACATTGAGGACGAGGACGAGGAAATGATACTTGATATCAAGTCGTCTTGGAATAAGAAGACTTTCCCAAAACGTCCTGAAGATGGTGAGAACTCTCAGTATGAGTGGCAAGGCAAAGTGTATTGCTACATGAAAGGATGGCGTAAGTTCAGATTGTGTTACGTTCTTATGTCAACACCTGAGGAGCTTGTGCCAGACAATGAGCATGGTACCTTACATTATGCAGATGACCTTCCTCTTAATCTACGCATCACATGTGTTGACTACGAGTTAACTCAAAAAGATATCGAGAAGATAGAGCGTAGAGAACAAGCGGCAGTTAAGTATGCCAAAGAATATTATAACTTTTTAATCAACAAAAACAAATAAGTATGTTTAAAGTTCAAGCAAACGTTAAGAGCGTCGGTCAGACTGTTAGTGTGTCTGAGAAATTTTCTAAGAGAGAATTGGTAGTAGAGATTCCAGACGACAAGTATCCACAGATTGTAAAATTTGAGGCTACTCAAGATAAGTGTCAACTATTAGACAACATTGGATCAGGACAGCAGGTAGAGATTACATTTGCTCTTCGTGGCCGTGAGTGGACAAATGCAGCAGGCGAGACTAAGGTATTTAATACTTTGAACCTTGTACGCATTGAGGTTGTTGGTGGATCACCTAAGCCTGCACCAGCTGTAGTTGTGGCAACAGCAGCAGATGACGAGGACCTCCCTTTTTAATTTAACAATGGGCAGGTGAGATTCCTGCCCTAAACTTTTTATCCGATGATTACAATTTTTAAAAACATAAACGAAACAGGTAAGCCTTACTACATATCTGTAGAGAATGCTTTGGGTCGGATAAGAGATGGTAAGAGCAAGTCATTGCTTGATAAGATAAGAGTTACTGAGGATAAGGAGGAGAGAAACGAACTAAAGAAAAAACTACCGAGCGTTTGTTTTGGCGGTAGGTTTGCGTCCAGGGCAGACAACGAGCTTATCACCCCATCTGGATTTATGTCCCTCGATTTCGATGGGTTTGAGACGGAGGACGAACTAAAGGCCAAGCGTTTTGAACTTGAGATGGACGACCATACGTATGCGCTCTTTACATCACCATCTGGAAACGGGCTGAAGGTATTGGTTAAGATACCCGATACAGATCAGAAAGGATACAAGGCATACTTTAAGGCTATACAGCAGTACTATAACTGCCCTAACTTTGATCGGTCATGCAGTAACATATCTCGCGTTACCTATGAATCTTTTGATCCGCAGGTTTACATTAACCAAGATAGTGTAACCTGGACAGAGATGGAGGAAGAGAAAAAACCTGAGGTCAGACGAGTAACTATTCCTATTGATGATCAGAACAAAACGATAGAGTTCCTTCACAAGTGGTGGGAGAAAGATTATGGACTTGTGTCTGGCAGCCGGAATCAAAACTTATTCATCCTTGCATCGGCCTATAATCAATACGGCATATCTTTACAGGATGCTGTTGACTCTCTATCACGATTTGAACAGCCTGACTTTAGTGCGCTTGAGATTCTTGCAACAGTAACCTCAGCATACAAGAATACATCTGAGCATAATACAAAGAAGTTTGAGGATAAGGAGAAGGTGGATGCTGTCAAGGAGCTTGTTGCTAGATCAGTTCCAATAGAGTCTATCAGAGAACTTGTCCCTGAGGCAACGACAGAAGTTATATCTGAGTTGTCTAATGAGATATGCGAGAGTGAGTTTTGGTTCAAGTCAAAGAAGGACATGCGCGTATCATTTATCAACCATAAGTATAGAGACTTTCTTGTTGACAATGGATACATGAAATTCTATCCAGCTAAAGATAGTTCGTTCATGCTTGTTCATGTAAATGGGAATGTAATAAACGAGGTACTAGATGATAACGTCCGAGACTTTGTGTTCGACTATCTGTACAGCATGGACGATAAAAGTGTATACGATGCATATGCTGAGAAGATAAAGTTAGGCAAGGAAGACTTTCTAGCTTTCCTTCCAAACGTAAGACCTCAGTTCCTTAGAGACGGCAAGAAGCACTCGTATATATACTTTAGAAACTGCGCTGTAAAGATTACATCTAAAAGCATAGAGACAATAAGCTATGAGGATCTTGGTGGATTCGTCTGGGAGCGACAGATAATTGATAGAGACTATAAGCCTTTAGATTATTCTGATGCTGAGTACAAGCGATTCATCACTAACATATCAGGCAGTGACCCAGATAGACTCAAGACAATGGAGTCAACTATAGGATACATGATGCACAACTACAATGATAGTGCTTACAATCCTGTGGTGATTCTAAATGACGAGATGATATCTGACAAGCCTGAGGGTGGTACGGGTAAAGGAATCTTTGTTAATGGTATAGCTAAACTTAGGAACGCTGTCTTCATTGATGGTAAGAAGTTTGATCCACGGGACAAGTTCCAATACCAACGAGTAACTCCTGATACACAGATACTTGCCTACCAAGATATCGACAAGAACTTTAGGTTCGATCTGTTGTTCTCTCAGGTGACTGACGGTATGACTGTAGAGATGAAAAATCAGAAGCAGTTATACTTTCCATTCGAAGAGATACCAAAGATGGTCATCACGACTAACCACGCTATCAAAGGTGATGGTAACTCTGATGAGCGTAGACGATGGGAGCTTGAGTTCACGCAGTACTATAAGAATGGCTTCACTCCATTCCAGGAGTTTGGTCATAACTTATTCGATGGATGGACTCAGGAGGAGTGGTGTAGGTTTGACAACTATATGATATCAAATCTTCAGCTGTACCTATCTAAAGGACTTGTTAAGAGTAAGTTTAAAAACCTTAAGGTAAGAAAGCTTGAGGCCGCTACCTCATCTGAATTTAGAGAATGGGTGCTTGGTAAAGATAAGAAATACGACATGCATGCTGGTGTAGAGTATCTAGGTCAGGACTTGTTGAATGACTTCTGTATGAACTACCCAGACTATGGACTGACTGGCAAAATAAAGATAACGCACAGAACGTTCTACAGATGGTTGGATGAGTACGCCAAGTACAGGTATGGGACAAAGTTGGTTGAGTCGCACGGATACAACGGTAAAGTAGTAAGATTTATAGACGGAGAAAAACAAACAGAATTATGTATGTAGAAAATAAAGATTCAGTGTCTCATCTTATTGATAAGTTTGGACACATGGAAGGATCTGATAGATTTATTCTTGCAGTAAGAGACGGACTAGGTATGTCCGGTAGTAGATTAGTTTGGTGGGTAAACATGTTTGACAAATACCATAACCATGAAGACTTTACTTATGCGAACCTTTTGAGAACACGTAAGCATTTTAAGAATATAGCCTATACGTATCTTGACTCAGGTGACTATAAGATGTTCACATCATGGATAAAGAATTGGTCGAATTTACTTATCGTTTGTAGACACGCATATCCAGATAAATGGCTAGTAAAGAACTCAGAGGATACCAAGTAGAGAACGCAGAGAAGGGATGCGCCATACTTAAGCAATTAGGTTTGGTGTATCTTTCTATGCAGGTTCGAACTGGTAAGTCAGCAACATCGTTAGAGATATGCCGATTGTACGGAGCCAAGAAGGTTCTGTTCCTCACTAAGAAGAAAGCTATCTCATCTATACAGTCAGACTATGAAGACTTCGGATATTCCGAACACTTCGAAATTATGATTGTGAATGACGAGAGCATGCACAAAATTGAAGATCCAAAATCTTTTGATTTAATTGTGCATGACGAACATCACCGTTTTGGTGCTATGCCTAAGCCTGGTACATCTACTAAACTATTTAGAAGCTTGTTCGCTGATAAGCCTATGATATTCCTTTCGGGGACACCTACCCCCGAATCTTTTAGTCAGATGTACCATCAGTTTTGGATATCTAGCAGATCACCATGGAATAGATACACTAACTTCTATAAATGGGCTGCAGACTATGTAAATGTAAAGCAAAGAAAGATAAATAGCTTTATGGTAAATGATTACTCTGAAGGGATAGAGAGCAAAATCATGGGCGACATCTCTAAATACATGCTTACATATACACAGGAGCAGGCAGGCTTTCAGTCAAAGATAGATGAGGAAGTACTGTATTGCAAGATGCTACCAAAAACGTATGACATTGCAAATCAGTTATTGAAGAATCTAGTAGTTGAAGGAAAGAATGAAGTTATACTTGGCGATACTCCCGCCAAGTTGCTTCAGAAAATACATCAGCTATACAGTGGAACAATTAAGTTTGAGTCCGGTAATTCCATGGTGTTAGACACGACAAAGGCCGAGTTTATTAAAGAACGATTTGCAGGAAAGAAGCTAGGTATATTTTACGTATTCAAAGCGGAATTGGATGCATTGAGACAGGTTTACGCGGATAATATTACTACAGATCTAGACGAATTTAATTCAACAGGAAAGTCCATAGCCTTGCAAATTGTATCTGGTCGTGAGGGGATATCATTAAAAAATGCCGACTATCTTGTGTTCTATAATATACAGCATAGTGCTGTGTCTTATTGGCAAGCGCGCGATAGACTTACTACAATCAATAGACTTAACAATAAAGTATACTGGATATTTTCAGAAAATGGAATAGAAGAAAAAATATATAAAATAGTAAAAAGCAAAAAGAAGTATACCACAAATATCTTTAAGAAAGATTATAGTGTCCAGTAAATTTGTTAAAAAACTGGACTTTAATCGGTATATATCCGAGTATTTATAAATAATTTAGCAATATGAAACAGTTAGTATATAATGCCGTTAAATGTCTTGAATGTGGAGAGACTATAGTTAGCCATTCTCGACACGATTATAAGACATGTGAATGTCCAAATAGTGCTATGGTAGATGGAGGCACAGAATACGGAAGGTATGGAGCTATGGACATGAGTAAGATTGAAAAGATAGATGTCTATGACGATGATGACTTTGAGATTGTTAGAAAGCATGCTACTAGAGGAAGCAGAGGTCCTGATGGAGATCAACCTTTATCGTGGATTGCGATATGCGATATGGATGATGATTACCTTGAGGCTGTCCTAGATTATGGAGGTCCTGAGTGGCATATAAATATTATTAGAAAAGAAATAGAATATAGGCGCAATAAATAAAAAATAGGCGCAAACTTTAGTTGAGTTAAATTTTTAAATGTAATTTTATGGAATGCAAAGAATGCTTTGGAAGTGGATACTATGAGATAGGTCCAGAGTGCGATAAGCCAGCAAGCATGTGTTGCGGTGGATGCTACAAGAAGGTTAAATGTGAAAAATGTAACGGT